AACCACCCAGGAGATTGGAAATGTCAAAGCTGCTTTGGCACAAGAGCAAGCCCAAACACGCTCGCTGAAAGAAGAGATAGCACGGCTGGAGGATGAAGCATGATTAAAAATCCTATTCGTATAAATATTCAGTCCACCTTTGCTGACACGTTGACGGGGTACGTCCCAGGAAGATGGAGTCGTGAAGAGCTTACTGATGATGACCTTCTCCTCGAAGCCGCTACGCTTGAAGACATCGAACTCGCCTATATGGGTAATGAAATTCTCGTTGAAAGCGATGAGGCGATGTTTGAATCCATCACAACGACGAGGATCAGGCTTGCGCAGACCATGCGGGCATTTGTCCGCTCACTAAACCGAGGCCTCAACGGTACAAATATATCTGCCGGTACTGATGAAGTTGGCGAAGATGAGAATGGGCGAAACAGCATTGGTGGAGCGATAATCGGTCGTGTTCGTCGGGTAGCAAACATTCCGGTATTAACGGCACTTATCCCGCTTACTGACGGTCAGACCACCAGCATTATCTTCCATTCCCCCACGGCAGACAGTGCAAAGATTAAAAGCAGCGATGAACTGGTGGCTTTCCAGTTCCTGCTTAATAAACGCAATGTAACTCATGTAGTAGCCCCCATCGGCGGACGAGATGTTTCATTGAGTCAGGTATGCCAGGCGCTATCGAACCTGATTGAGCGCAATAGTGAAAAGTTCAAAAAAGCTAAAGCCCGTCAGGACAAAATGAAGGCAGATATTGACGGTTATCTAAATGAAGCCGACAAATTGGCAGAAGAGCGTTCTGTATTGATTGGCCAGGTAGATACAGCGCAACAAGGTTTAGCTGAAAAGCGAGAAAGCCTTGTCGAACTGCAAAAAAAATTAGATGACCAGAAAGCACTTAATGCACAGTTGCAGGCCAAACGTGATCAACTTAAATCAGCAAAAGAAAAGGTGAAACCGGAACGAGCGTTCAACGACCAGTTGCGCCGGGTGAAAAGCAATCTTTCTACCGAAGGTCGAGCGACGCTTGATAATGGAGCCGAGGTTATGTACGTCAGCACTGGTGCTGATAATTATGTCACCATAGCAGCACCAGAAGGCAACTACAGCATTAAAGCAAGCGACGTTAATGGTCAGAGCAAGGCTGATGCCGCAACAAAACTACTGAAAGCCTATCGCGAACATAAAGCTGAACAATACAAAGTGGATGTGTTGCCAGGCCAGCCAGAGCCATCCGTTCAGCCGGAACTACAACCAGATCCAGAACCACAACCTGGGCCGCAATCAGTATCACAGCCAGAGACTCAGGATGTAGGTAAATATCGCTATGCACTGCAATCCCGTCCGGCGGCTGTAGGTGCGGTACCGGAAGGAAATAAAGGCGTACTTGACCGTCCTGACCAGGCGGATCCGTATTACGAATATGCTCGTCACGGGATAATTACTTATGACCGAAAACTGACAGATAAAGAAGTCAGCCAGTATGAATTACGCTATCTGCCTGATGACGATGAACTGAAGGGGATGGCGAACGAGCTGGTTGCGTCCAGCATGGTAAAACATATTGATGGCTATGTAGATCTGTTTGGAAGAGACCTGAAAACATTCAAGGCGCAAGTTAAAATTCTTTTCCGCAAAGCGTTCCCGAACGTGGCATATCCACTTGGTGATGGGGAGAACCTTTTCATTATGGACGTGTATAACGCCCTTCAAAATCATTCAAGCGAAGTAAAAACAGATCCTGTAGTTGAGCGAGAATCGCAACCAGCACCAGAACAGGAGCCGGAGCCAGAAGAAGCGGGTGAATCAGCAAGCGAAGCTGACCAGGAAGCAGATAAAGCGCTTGAGTACCTGAAATCCGTTCCGGAGCAGTTCACATCCCGCGATCTGACGGTCATAAGTGCTGAACTTGATCATGTGCAGGAAGCTGCAAACGCTCTTATCAGTGCTGGTCGATATGACGAGAACGAAGCAACTGTAGGTGCAGCCGTTGACTACCTGATCAATATTCTGGCTGAAATTCAGCAGGGAGGTGCTTAATGGCTATCTCTGTTTTAGAACGCCTGAAATTAGGTAAAGAGCTATCAGATCTAATGCAGGCGCAGAAAACCGCGCCAGTATTGCAACGCGTCTCAATTGGTAAGCAGATTGTTGATGTGATGCTTAAACTGGGGCTTGGGGCTGCGGCCCAATCAGTATCGGATCCGCAGGCGCAGCCAGATACTGTTGCAGGTGACATTCCTAAGATAGTGACAGACTTCCTTGGAGGTGCATTCACAAAGTCCACGCAAATGGAATTTATTGATGCGCTACGTGGGATCTCAAACTATGTAGGCGAGTTCCTTACGTTGGAACAGGCTAAAGAGCAGACCATAAGCTGGGTGAAAGCCAACGGTTATGCAGGGTAATCAAAGGGGCTGAAATGCCCCTTTCACTTTCGTGTAAGTCCATAAATCACACACTTTTTACACTTCCTGCTTTCTATGTAAGGGGAGTGTATTTTGAACAAGTCAGTTACTTCCGCGCTATCCGAAGCAGCAGACATTAACAGTGTTATTGCGCTGGTTTCTTCATTAGAGAGGCGAGAAACACGCCAGGGGCGCAGTAGTTACGTAGTCACCAGTAAAGGGGCAGAGGTAAAGACGGCTTTTAAGGTCGTTGATGCCAGCAGTCTGATCATTTCGAACAACCTTGACGGTACGATTAATCCGGCCTTCCCGGAAGAACTCCAGCCACGTGACCGTACACGGCTATCAAGCAAACTCCAGGTTAACCGTATTGCCTCCAATTTACGCCCGGCACAATTAACGGATTCCGGCATGAGCAGCCACGGAGCGCCGATAGTTGGTCCGGACAACGTTGTTGAATCCGGCAACGGAAGGAGCATGGGTATCTGGCGTGCCTATGAGCAAGGGCAGGCGGATGAATATCGCCAGTACCTGATCGATCATGCAAAAGAGTTTGGTCTGAATCCTGACGACATTTCACAAATGTCTATGCCCGTATTGGTGCGAGAAAGACTCACAGATGTAGACCGCGCACAATTTGCCCGCGATTCAAACATCAGCGATCTGCAAGAGATGGCTGCAAGTGAAAAAGCGTATGCGGATGCGCAATTTCTCACTGAGAGCGTCATGGCGCTATTTAATCCTTCAGATGATGGAAATCTACTGGCGCGGTCCAATGATGCGTTTATTCGTGCGTTTTTGCGCGAAATAGGTGATACGGCGACGGCAGGTTTGCTTACTGCCGATGGGCGTCCAACGAAACAACTTATCGACCGCATCCAGAATGCAATTTTTGCCAAAGCGTACAAGGATGAAAGGCTTGTTCGGCTGGTGGCGGAAGAGCCAGATCCGGAAATGCGTAACATCCTTACCGCATTAAATACGGCAGCCAGCGATTTTGCGCAAATGCAGTCACTTTCAGGCGATGTTCACCATGACACGGTAACCGGACTGGTAGACGGCATAGAGCAATTGAATGGTCTGGATAAACAGGCTATTGCCGCGCTACAGGAAGCAATTAACCTTGTTCGTGAAGCAAAAGATAACGGTCAGGCAGTAGAAGAGGTGATCGCACAGCGCGGATTGTTTGGAGATAGCACTCCGGAAGCGGAAGCGCTTGCTCTGTTTATTGTTGCCAACAACAGAAGCGCTAAGCGTATGGGGGCCGCTTTCAAGAAACTGGCGCAAAAAATTAACGATGAGCTTATTCACCAGCAACAAGCGTTAGGCGATATGTTCGGCGGCGGAGATGTCGATCTGCGTAGCATTTTGTCTGCCGTTTCCGATGAGATTGAAACTGAATTTGGTGAAGGGAAAGGATTGAGTCTTTCGATGTTCGAAAATAGTCATAGGTAAAGATTCTCACCCCCCTGAAATAACACACTGATTATGCTGCCGCGAAACTGGAAACCATTTCGCGGTGACTCATGGCAACGAAAGATAAAAACAAAGGCTTTCTGTCGGCATTGAAGAAGGCCTTCAACAGTGGCGATGTCACGCCTGCTGATCCGGTCGTTTTTACAAGCGGGCATAGTGTCGTTGCGCGTTCTGGCCTGTCTGCTTTACGTCCGGGTATCCTGGGTGGCAATAGCGATGGCATGACAAGCGCGGCAGATACAGTATCAATTTCGGCAGAACTGCCCGGCGACCGCCTGCAAAAGTACAACATCCTGGAAACGATGGCGAAAAGCCCAACCATCTCCACAGCCTTAAATATTCACATTGCGCACGCTCTGGCACCGTCAAAAAAAACGGGGCTTGCGTTTATGCTTGCGCCAAAAGACGGGGCAGATACTGAATCCGTCAAAAGGTGTGAAGAGTTAACAGCCGATTTAGGGGCAATGATTAATGATGGCCTGCCGTCATGGGCCATGATTATGGCTATTTTTGGTGTGTCGTATGTTCGTCCCTATGCCGAGCAGGGGAAAGGGATTACGGGCATCGAGTCGAGTTATTACACATTGCCTCACTTCATCCAGGAGTTCTATCGGGGGAGCCAGTTTGTTGGCTTTGGGGGTGATTACATCCTGGATTCTGAAAGTATGCGCCGGGTGATCACAGAACCGTGGAACCTGGTTGCGATGAAAAACCCATACTGGACACCGCAGCATAAATTAATGCCCGTGACTTATGGGGCGAAGGGATATTCCCTGTTGAGCGATCAGAAAGACAAACCGCTCACTGAAACACAGAACTATGGCACGTCTTTTCTGGAATACAGTTACGAACCATTCCTGAATCTATGTGCTGCCCTTGCCGCGCTGAAATCTACGCGTAATAACGCTGCAAAAATTGACAGGCTTATCGCCCTGACGACTAATACGCTCGATCCTGTCAATGCCGCGAACTATACGCGAGGCGTCAGTCAGGCATTAAAGCGCCACAGTGACATGCTGGCGCAGCGATCAATAAATGCCAACGCCATCCCGACCGTGCTTAACCATCTGATCCCGGTCATGGGCGATGGGAAGAACGGAATCACTATTGATACGCAGTCTATCCCCGCAGATATCAGTGGCATCGAAGACGTTATGTTTCACCTTCGTCAGTTATCCGCCAGCTTAGGTATTGACGCTACGATGCTCGGTTGGGCCGATCAAATGAGCGGCGGGCTTGGAGAAGGAGGTTGGCAACAGACCGCTATCCAGGCGGCGCTTCGTGCTAACTGGATACGGCAGGCGGCACAGAGAACCATTTACCGCCTGTCGGATATTCATCTCGCGTACAAGTACGGCAAGGTATACACCGAAGCCAATCGTCCCTATGCCGTGCAATTCAACTCGATGAATACGGCTATTCAGGAAGAGGAAAACAGAGAACTGGATGCCCGCGCTAACTTTGTCGCCGTCATTTCTCAAATCATGGATCAAATCCAGAACAATCCAAAGCTGGCAGGCAGCGAAGCCTTTATGCGTTACCTGTTTACCGAACAGTTGCATATCGATAGCGACACGCTGAATACCATGCTCAAGGAGTTTAAGGAAAACGAATCCGACTCGAATAATGAGCATGGAATGTATGAGTCCGCGCCAGCCTCGTCTGGTGATAACCCGGAAAACTGGACACCAGAACAGTTGATTAACTTCGCAAAATTCGTGATGAGCAATTAACCGGAGGGAATGAATGCAATCACTGAACACCGTTACGGATCGCTTCTCTTTGGTCGAGAAAATTCGTAAGCATACGCCGCAAAACAACCGAAATTACGTTATTCAGTCGGTGCGGGAGACATTGAATTATCCTGAGACGAAAGAGAGGATTGCGCTCGGTGAAATGTATGGCTATTACGGCCACGGTCGCCGCGCAATGCATTACGACAAAACCAAAAGTCTTAATTTGCCAGAAGTTTCAGTCGTCATGGTGGATGGAAAGCCTGTAGTTCTTGAAAACGTACCATCTAACAGGACGATTGATATTTCAGTTGATGACAATGGTGTTGTTACGCATACACAGGAAATTCTGGATACCGATACCGGGCGTATAGTGCAGGGGATGATTAATTCAGGTGCTGGTGGGTGGTCATGGGCGACATCTGGACCGGATTCCTCAGTCTCCATGGTGAAGTCGTTTCATGGTTTCGATTATGTGACGGTGCCTAACTATATCAGCCTTGACAAGAAAAGCCTGATGCTTGAGTCAGCAGAGGAGAGAGAGGCTGCAATTCACGCGGCGCTTATTGCTCAGGGCTTTACAGATAATGCTGCCACCGATCTTGTGCATCACTTCTCAGCAATGAAGAGTCAGCAAGCCATGCTCGAATCAGTACAGCGTGAAGCCCTGGAATCAGAATTGATGCTCCTTGAAGTGGAAAACATGCAGCTTCGCGACAAGCTACGCGCTCAGACAGCAATGATGGAAAGCCAGGGTGAAGATGCGAAGAAATGCCGTCGTATCCTGCGTGACGCTATCCAGGAAATGCCTGTATTCATCAGTGCAGAGCAACGCCGTGCATTATGTCGGATGCAGTCAGAAGATGACGCCCGAATTGTGGCAGCGATGCTTGAGTCTCTGGGGGTAAATGCAACGTATGGCCTGCCTGTTACGAAAGGAGAGAAGCAGCAAGCACTATCTCAAAACAACAAGAATGTAAGCCCGTTGATCTTTGTTTCGCGACGTTAGGTCTTTTTGATTAAATTAAATTTCTAACACAGTGTATTAATATACACTGTTGATTAGTGATTAATGTTTCGGGTAGGATCGCGTTCGTTGCTCAGTTTGATGGGCGTAGAAAGAACAAAAGCCGCTGGGGGGCGGCTTTTGAGGGCGATAAATCTATTTGAGTAGATTTATCAGAGGCGTAGGTCTTAGACACCCACGCTGATATACCAAAACTTGGAACTCGCATTGATATATCAAGGATTACAGATGGATATTTTAAATTCAGATGCCATCACTTTCAACATTTTTGAGCGGAAAGGCAACGCTGAGTACCATAAGCATATCAAAGGCCACCAGCTAAGTTTCTTTGCCCGGCACAGTGGATTCCTGTCGCCAACACACGGTTCGATCATTGCCGAATTTTCCAACCTGGCAGGGTCAACTGACGAATACATAATCCGTC